AATTTGCCACTTGCTGGTGGTACGTTAACCGGTCATGTCAATGGTACTACATTCGGCAGCGGCATATCAACTCCAGTAGCTATAGGAGGCACACCTGCTGATTTAAATTCTGCAGAAGTAGGTCCTGGATATATAAACTTGGCACGAGATGATACTGCAGCTGCAGCACAAATTCGATTTGCTAAAAATGGATCAATACATTCATACCTAGAAACAAGAACTAATGGATTAGGGTTCATTACTAATGTTGGCAATTTTGCTTTTGAAGGTGGCAACGTTGGTATTGGTACAACTGATCCAAGTGTTAATCTTGAAATTAAAGCCGGTAGCAACGCAACTACTGACTACCCTATTGGTATTACAAATAGTGCAGAATCATTAACATCTGGATATGGCGCTTATGGTATGGCTATGCCTGCTGGATCTGCATATACGATGGACATTCATGGCGATCTTATATTAGATGTAGGCGGCAACGTTGGTATAAATTCTACTAACCCATCAGCTAAATTAACAGTTGAAGGTACTTTTTCAGTTAGAACTTCATCTAACCAATCATTTAATGACAGCAGCAATGCAAATAATCTAACAATGACTGATTCAAAGGCACACTTTAATATAGATGGTGCTGATAAAGACTTTCAAGTTTCTTCTGATACCGTTACTCACGCTTTGTTTGTGCAAGGTTCTGACGGAAACGTTGGTATTGGCACGAGTACTCCTGATACTATATTAGAAATTGTTTCATCTAATCCGATATTAACTTTAAGAGATACAGGCACTGGATTTAATAATGGTGATGCTACTTTAAGATTAGCAGAGTCAGGTGTAGGTGATACACTTGGCGGATACTTTGATGTTCGATTAGATGCATCTATGTTGAAATTTGATTTTACTCCAGAAGGAGGATCCGCTTCTACATATATGGCAATAAATTCTAGCGACGGTAATGTTGGTATTGGAACTTCTACACCTGATAATCCTTTAGAAGTTGTAGGTGCTGATAATGGTATTAAGATTTCAGCAGCATCTAATAATCGACCTCACTTACGGCTTGAATGTGGAACCTCTGAAACACTTCGATTGTCAGCAAATACAACGTATGGCGCAATTGGTGATGGTTCAGATACCAATCGTTATATGGTTTTTAAAGATGGCTATGTTGGTATTGGTACAACTAATCCTGGTCAAAAGTTAGACGTATCAGGAGTTACTCGTTCCCATAAGATGGAAATACAATCATCAAGTTCAGATGCTACGTTTTTAAATATAATTAACCAGGCAGGCGGAGTTGATTCGCGAATTGCTTTAAAAACAAGTGCAAATAATGGCGGAGACCCATTTATATTCTTTGATGCCGGCGGTTCTAATATGGTTGTTGGTAATCATTGGTCCGGAACAACAAATAATCAACTTAGAATGGGAACCGGCGGGTCTGTTTCATCTTCAAGTTTTAAAGGTATTTCTATAGATGGGCTTGGAAAAATTATTTCAGGACCTGCAATTCATATTAATGAAGGACGAGGTGGCTCTAACACATTTAATATAACTAATAGTAGTGAAGCATATAATTTAATGATGCCAAGTTTTTATGGCGCCGGATCGATTAATGAAACATATAGACATGCATATACTATTAATACTCCGTTTCATACAACTCTATGGCAGGGTGGTGGAGGTAACACAGTGTTTACCACATGGTCTAAAATCGGCGCAGAGCACTACAGAGACATTTATGTAGAAACATATACTTTGTATTATTCGGATCTAAGAATAAAAGTTGTTACAGATGGCAACGCTGGTATTAGTGTATGGTATGCTGGTGCTACATATCAAAATAATGTATATAGCGCACGATGGAGAGTATATCCGCTACAAGCGTGTACTTTAACAATGAACCCTAGTAGCTCATACAGTTCGTTTTATCATGTTCATACAGCTTCAGGCGGAAGAGAAGAGTCCGGTACGGCGACAGCAGCAACTGGCTCAGGTCCAAGTACTTGGTAATAAGGAAAATAATATGTATGTATATATAAAAAATAATGAAATAGAAGCAGTTACTCCTAATCAGTTAGAAGCTCGTGATGGTGTCACCGAACTTGATATTCCTGATGCTGATATTGTACTTGAAAATGATAATCAATATCTTGTGTATGAAAATGATACAGTAATAAGACGTGAGCACTCCATGGAAGAGTTTAATCAACTTGTACAGGAACATAGATCATTGCCATCACAATATGCTACTAGACGGAAAATGGAATATCCTAGCACTGAAGAGCAATTGGACTACATTTATCACAATGGTGTAGATGCTTGGAAGGCTGATATTATTGATCCTATTAAAACAAGACACCCAAAGCCAGATTAAAAACTATCAAGCCAATTGGGTAAATCATTAACACCACGTTTGCTTTCCAGTATAGTCTCTATTTTTGCAATCATATCTTTATTTGTTAACACAAGTTTAGCACCCTGATGTAGTGGGCGTGGATAGTATTTTAAATCTACCCAAGCATACCCACTGCTTTCGCCATTGGTGTCTGGTGTAAATTCTTCAAACACTGTAACAACAAATGCATTGTAGATAAACTTTTTATCTGCACTGGTAAACTTGTGCAGTGGATATATTTTCTCAAAGTCCGGCAACATGCCGATCTCTTCATTGAGTTCACGCAGTAATGTTTCAACAGGACGTTCTGTTTTTTCAGCCTTGCCTCCCCAGAAACTCCAGGTTCCTCGGTGACTGCTTTTACGTCCACGCAATTGTAGACATACTCTTCCGGTATCTAATGCTAAAAATATACAACCACTGGCAGTGATCATATTAGAGATAGAGTCTCCAGAAGCCTTCTTTGTAGACGCCCTCGAACGAGTTTTGCCATTGCGAGCCGGTCCATTCATATTGGTCTCCTGTTGCAGTATTGGTTACAAAGTGTGTATTGCTGATTGCACTTGCATCAAAAGCAATAGTCCAATCTGTACCATTGTAAGTTATAATATCGTTATTGTTGGCTGATAATCCCCACACTCCAGCGGCGCTGGTTTGTCCTAGTATCAAATAACGTTGCCCACTAGTGGCGGCTGGTAATGTGCCGTCTCCTGGGTAAGCATTTGCTGGATTAATAATTGCATCAACTGTGCCTTGTGTATTGGCTGGTTGTGTTCCAGCATCCAGTGTAACTTTTATTCGTTGTTTGTTAACACTGTCATATGATATAGTGCCAATTACGTCCTGGCTGCTGTCAGTTGGATCAGTACTTTGTCGTAATCTTAACTGACTGATACCATCACGCAGTTCGCCGTATGCAGGTAATATTTTACTCCAATCTAAAGCATTGCCACTGGAATCAAAATTCCCGCCCTGCTCACTTAATATTGTAGCATAATTATCTTCATAACGCAACTTATAATTTTCCAGTGTTATTATTTTATAATTTTGAAACTGTGAAGTAAAACTTTCGCCCAGTTTAAAACTGTCAAGGTTATCGTCGTCAACCTGATTAATGTTGTTTAATATAGTGTGTATTAGTGTCTGCTTTTGTACTTTAACAGGTGGACTAATATAGATAGGTAATTCAAACTGTAGTGTACTGACATCAATAATTTCATCAACACCACTTGGTACACTGCGTACACTCCATGTCATGTTAGTAAGCTCAACATAACTTAAACTTGTCCAGTCAAAAGGATTATTGGTTGTGTGTATATTTAAACTAGGATTAAACAGCACTAGTATTTGTTCCAACATTTGTAATTTTTGTTCTGTATTACTGGTCCAAATATCAACCTGCATTTGTAAATTATACGGCACTGGTTGGTAACGTGTAATCTGATATGTGTCGCCCAGCTCATCCAAATATGCATTTGTGTTGTTGTCGTATTTCTTTTCAAATACTTGCACTTTGTCACTGTGTTGTGCATGTGTACGGCGCTCAGGAGCAATGCTCATATCACTCACATAACAACTGATAAACGGCGTTGCATTAACTACGTTCTCACTGTTGTCTTTTACTATGTGTGCCGCCATACGGCTAACATCACCATAGCGTACAGGCACAGTCTGGTAAATTTTTGTACCATCTTCCTTAGTACCCATTTCAACACTGAATCCACTAAACAGTCGTATAAACTGTTGTATGTATCGGCGCATTTGTTTATCATAAAAATATTGCATTTGGTTATCCTACATCTGGTTTAGGTAGTATAGTTTGACTCAAGCTCTGTCTTTCAGCTTGTTCTATTCCATCATCGCCAATAAATGTTTTGTCTGTGTTATTAATAAATTCTTCAGCATTGTATGTTTTACTACTCCATGTTTGAGCTGTAATGTTGTCGTACAATCTATGCCATTTGGTTCCACGTCTTACAAATAGACGGTTTGGTGTAAAGTCAGAACGTACAAAATAATCACCTTCGTTTGGATTGGCTGGAAAACTGTTGCCTGAAGAAAGTGATTCACCATAATTCCAAGTTTCATCTTGACCGGACTCGTGACTTGGGTGTTGGTCAACACCGCCAAACAAATGGTCAGCGAGTGGTTTACCTGCTGGGTCAGCCGCTTCAGCTGCATCTACAATTGCATTACTGATATCCAGTTCTTTCTTGTAACTACTGATAACATTTTTAAGACTGTCTTCTTGTTCAGCAGTACCAAGTATATCTGCATACTCCTGGCTGTCTGTAATTGGAGATAGTTTTACACGCCAAATATGTGGCATCCATGTTGCACTAAATCCTTCACTACCACGGTTGGCATCTTGTACTACATAAAACTTTGGAATAGGTTCACGATTTGCATCAAGTGCTAAATCATCCAACAAGTGTGGCAACTCAATAACGTCACCCGGCATCAGTCGTCTGCCCATGATCTCAACACATTCATTCATATGAAATGTCATGAATAAAACATCGTTTGTTAAAAATAAACCAAACTGTGTTAAATCAAAATCATTGTCACA